AACCACAAAAGTAGTTTACATGAGCACAATTGTGATCTAACGTATGTACACACCACATGTAACACCGTAGAACACGTTATTTAACTGGAGATATTGCGTTATGCATACTGAAAATGCAAACAGTCAGAACGCATTTGACTTAGTGCAATCTCAAGATTTTATTGCCAATGTCGCAGCGATTTTGATGCCAGCCATCAGCGAAGCAGTGAACGACGCCGTAAACAAAGCCGTCACGCTCGCCACATCCCCAACAATGTTTAAGCAGGACTTTGCTGCAGCCAACCGTATCAGCCTGTCAGTGCTGGAAAAATGGATTGCTAACGGCGTAGTGCTGCTCGCCCCTACCCCATCTTTCACCTATACACAGAACCGTACCAACCGTAAGACCGGTGAAGTGGTAGAGACCACTATGACCAAACATGGCAATCCGCTTATCAATGTTGCTGCATGGCGTGAAAAGAACCGCCAGCAGGCAATCAAATGCCGCTATATCAAACCATAACTTGATTTTGCAAGTTAAGAAGGATCTGAGCATGTTTGATTTCAAGGTTTCTACCCATACCCATTACGACGATGCCTGTCGCAAATTCGCGTTAGCTCACAACATGGAAGACGTCGCTAAGCAGTCCGGCATGCGTGCGCAAACTCTGCGTAACAAGCTGAATCCAGAACAGCCGCATCAGCTTACCGTCTTAGAGGTTTTAGCTCTTACCGATGTCACTGAAGATGCAACGTTAGTAGATGGCCTGCTGGCGCAAATCCAGTGCCTCCCCTGTGTGCCGGTAAACGAAGTCGCTGATGAAAAATTTCCCCTGTATGTCATGAAAGCCACCGCAGAAGTAGGTCAGTTAGCAGCTGGGGCAACGTCTACAGAACCTATGACAGCCAACTGTAAACGTGGCCTGCTGCAAAACGTTAATAGCGGTATTCGCTGCTTAACACTGGCTGCAATGGCGGTACAGGCGCGTATTCAGGCTAACCCGGCACTGTCCTCAACCGTCGATGCCATCAGCGGTATCAGTGCATCATTTGGCATGAGTTGAAGGGTAATTATGATCTCATTGGCAGCAAGGCTTAAACGCCAAAGCCCATCCATGTCATACGGACATGGCTGGATCATGGGAGAAAACGGTAAGCGCTGGAACCCGGCTATTCCGTCGTATTCAGAAGTAAAAGCACAGGCATTACCTAAGAGAGGCAAATCATGGCTATCGAAGGCGATTCCATGCTGGTCGAACTGACAGCCGGTCAACGTGTTGCCGCGCTGAATCATGTTGCACTGCTTCGCGCGCAACTGATGGGCGGTAATTGTGATAAAGATGTAGCCCGTTTTATTGCTGGAATGCGCGATGTTACTGACAGCAATTATCAGGATAACAAGCGTGCTTTAAGTGCCATTTTCTTTCTGGCAAACATCGGTAAAGACCGGCACTCAGCCGATTTTTCTGATCTCACTACTGATGAAAGAAACGCAGTGATTCGCGCAATGAACCACCTGAAAGCCGTTGTGAGTTTGTTCCCCAAACGAATGACTATTTCGAACTAAATAACCCAAAGCAATTAATTGGCGTAAACCCGCCGGGATTCGCTTTGCCTGAATAAAGGAAAATCGCATGCTGAATAAATTATCTGGTACCACTAAGCCTGGTTGCTATATCGAACTCGATATGATGCTGAATGATGCGCGTCGCGAAGAACGTCGCGGTCGTGCTGACCTCATGATATCCCGCCTTAACATCCTGGCCTCGAAAATTCGCCATGAAGAATTAACTTGTGTCGAAGCAGCCGAGCTACTTAATCAGGAAGCAGAAAAAATCCAGGCTCAGATTGAGGAGGCGCACTAATGACTGACTCAATGGACATCGTACAGCAGCGCACCGATGAAATGCTGGCTCGCAACATCGCCAATATCGTCAATCGCGCGCCTGCTATAAGCGCCTCATTTTGTGAAGACTGTGATGCCCCAATTCCTGAAAAGCGCCGCCGCGCATATCTGGGTGTAACTCGCTGTGTTTCCTGCCAGGAAATTGAGGAACAGTGCAGTAAACACCGGCAGGGTAATACCTGATGCATGAGGAATTTGCTTACCCGTGGAATGCTCCACGGGAAGCTATCGCCAGCCCTTATGCCACCTATGAGGAAATGCACTGCCGCAGTCAGATGATTGCGGCTTTAGTGCATGCGCAGGAATTACTCGAAAAGCAGCCAGCGCTGATTCAGATTGATGTAAGGCGTCGGGTTAGTGAGCTGGAAAAAACGCAGGGTATTGATCGTGCCAATGCGTACTTAGCGAAAACTTTCGTTGAGCGCACATTGCCACGCGTTGAAACCGTTAATTCTCAATATCGTCTCGGCGTGATGAAGGGGAGCACATTAAGTTTACTCGGCGGTAACGCAACCCAGCGCGACAATGCCGCGGTAGCAGGTGGCCAGCTTTTCAATCTGATGCGCCGCTTTAACCGCCTGCCGGATATGGCTCGGGCCGACGTCGATTTGCTGGCTGGGGATATGGCTAATTTCATCCTGGCCGAGCTGGTACAGGCACACGCGCAGGCCAGTGACGAGTCAGACTACAAATACACGCACCGCATATACATGACTGCTGCCACCATCACCCGCGAGATGAGCCAGACGCCTCCCCTGTGGGAAAAGGTCACGTCGCGCCTTTTTGACCCGGAGGAAGTTACTCCAGCAATCCTGCGTATGCAGACGGAAAAATGGTGGAAAGGCAGGCTGCGTCGCGTCGCCGCATCATGGCGTGAACATCTCCAAATCGCACTGGCAAACGTCAGAAAAAAGCATACCCCCTATGCCAGCAGCATGACCGTTTCTGAGTGGCGTGAGCAGAAGCGCCGTACCCGTGAGTTTTTAAAGGGAATGGAGCTGGAAGACGAGGAAGGCAATCGCATTAGCCTGATCGAGAAATACGACGGCAGCGTAGCTAACCCGGCGATCCGCCGCTGCGAGCTGATGACCCGCATTCGCGGCTTCGAAAACATCTGCAACGAAATGGGCTTTATCGGCGAGTTCTACACCCTCACCGCCCCAGCTCGCTATCACGCCACAATAAAAACAGGGCATCGTAACCGCAAATGGAACGGTGCCAGCCCGGCCGACACGCAGCGTTATCTCTGCAGCGTCTGGCAGAAAATCCGCGCCAAGCTGCACCGCGAAGAAATCCGCATCTTCGGGATCCGTGTTGCTGAGCCTCATCATGACGCGACCCCACACTGGCACATGCTTATGTTTATGCGCCCGGAACAGGCTGAGCGTGTGCGCGAGATTATGCGCGACTACGCCTGGCAGGAAGACTGCAGCGAGCTGACAACCGACAAGGCCCGTAAGGCCCGCTTTCACGCCGAGGCTATCGACCCGGAGAAAGGCAGCGCGACGGGTTACGTTGCTAAATACATTTCAAAGAATATCGATGGCTATGCGCTGGACGGCGAGACGGACGACGAAAGCGGCAAAGACCTTAAGGAAACCGCCTCGGCCGTTTCCGCATGGGCGGCACGCTGGCATATCCGGCAATTCCAGTTTGTGGGCGGCGCGCCGGTCACGGTTTACCGCGAACTGCGCCGCATGGCTGACAGCGAAACCGCGCACGGCCTGAGCGTTGAGTTTGCCGCCGCGCATGACGCAGCTGATGCGGGAGACTGGGCAGGATACGTTAACGCGCAGGGTGGCCCGTTCGTGCGCCGTGACGAGCTGGCCGTGCGCACATGGTATCAGGCAAGCGAAGACGTGAATGAGTACGGCGAGGAAACCGTGCGTATTAAGGGCATTTATGCAACTGAAGTTGGCGACGACACGCCGATCTTAACCCGCCTGATGCAGTGGAAGATTGTTCCGAAACGTGCCGTTGATTTGGGTTTTGAATTTAAGGACGCGTCCGCGTCCTCTCGGAGTTCTGTCAATAACTGTACGGAGCCAACAGGCTCTGAAGCAGCTATCGATTTCACAAAGCCCCCTACTCGCGCCGAGCGAAGAAGGATTATTAAGCGATTAAGAGAAAAGCCAGCGCAGGAGCAACCTGAGCCGGACAAATACCCACCTGAAGTGAGTCATTGCACAGAACGGGAGGCGTTGAAAAAGAGTTTCTTCGAGATCTCCAGGTTAACACTGTCCGACGGCGAAGCTGTGCGCATGATGAAAGGCTATACAATCAAGGTTGGGGAGCTTTCTTACTGGAGCGGTACAAGCGGCTATCTGTTCCATAGACGGAACAAGAATCCTACTCCCTTAAAAAGATTTAATGCTCTTGCGGAAAAAAGCGGCGTACCTTTGCCTGATTAATAAAACGGCAGTCGGACTAATCTGAGCCGCACGATTCTTTACGATTCCAAAACGTCATGATACTGTTTATACATACAGTATATTTTGACTAGAAGGAGTTAATCATTTGATGGACATAGATAATCTAAGCGAGACGGTTGCACGCATCCAGTTCATTGCTGACGTATCACTGATCGCACACTGCAAAGAAGATGAATTAAAAATGGCACTGTCGATGATCAGCGACCTGGCAGGGACAATCGACACATCTGTTTTCGAAGCTGCCATATACCGCCAGGCTGAATGATTAATTGCCCCTTCCCTACCGTTCATTAGCCACCTTTCAGGTGGCTTTTTGCTTCTGCATCAAAGTGCATATGCTTGCATGAATCCGCATGATCCAAATTGGATCGCTAAGCGTGTGTGAGGCCGGTGCTGGCGCGTTCGGAGGTAACATATGCACCTGCATGAAAAGCGATGCATAAAGCGGGCAGGCGTGGCGGGGATAGCATTGCGCGCAATGCATCAAACATGTAGTTTAAATAAATCAAAATTTTGATAAGATTCATGTTACGCCTGAAATTTTATTTGATATTTTGATTAAATAACTATATTAATTTATCCTTGTTTCACAACATTCATTTTTTAAAAATCTAAACGTTAGGATAATAGAATGAGCGGATTGATACTCAAGACGATAATCAAAAATACATTTGATGGAATTCCGATTGAGATAGATGTCGACGGAAAAAATGTGATAATAACTGGTGACAATGGTTGTGGGAAAACCAGGTTGGTTGAACGAATTTATAAGCATTTATTCTCAAGGATTGCAAGCCGAGAGTTACCTTTTATTGATGATCTAAAAAAAGAGTTGCAGCAAAATATCTCTTCCAAACATCAAGTTATGGTGGGTTCAAGTCAATGGTCTTACTTCAACACTAACATTCCACGCTTGGAAGCAAGTTTAAAAGAGCTTGAAGATTTTAATATAGAATTTTCCCGCGATGGATTCGAGTATCTCCTTGCATCTTATCAAAATAATGAAAGTATCTTACTATATTTCCCCGCAACAAGAATGGCAAAAATTGATAGTGTTAACGCGATAAGACCTTTAAATGTAATTAAAAGCCAGAGCAATAATGTCAATCAACATTATGATGCAGGTGATCATCATAACAATTTAACGAAAACAAGGTTCTTTGAAGAGTATTTGGTATCTTTAAAGCAAACATCATCGATGCTATTCACTGAGTATAAGGACGAGGAAGGTAAAAGAATAATAGATGATTGGTTTAAGAAGTTAGAATTTGATTTGGGTAATTTATTCGAGGATTCTAAATTAAAATTAAATTTTCTCGTAGAAGATGGTCACTTCCGAATACATCAAGAAAATAAGGAGCCTTATAGGCTTCAAAATCTGTCTTCTGGTTTTTCATCAATTTTAAGCATTTATGCAGAGTTAATGATGAATGTTGAAGTGAAAAACATAAATCCTAAAGATTTAATTGGCATTGTTATTATTGACGAGATTGATGCGCATTTGCATATATCTTTGCAAAAGAAGATATTTAGTTTTTTGACGGACTCCTTTCCTAAAATACAGTTCATAGTTACAACGCACTCTCCTTTTGTCGTCATGTCTGTAGACGACGCAGTTATCTATGATTTATCTACCAAAAGTCAAGTGGAAGATTTATCGGCTTATTCCTACGCTTCAGTAGCTACAGGTTTGTTCAAAACAGCCCCAGTGTCAGATATTATCTCAGAAAAAATTGTTGAGTTAACCAGTCTTGTTGACACACCCGACGCAGACTTGAAGTATATAAAAAGTATTATCGCGGCAATCTCTCGCCATGAAAATGAATTAGATGAGACTAGCTTACTCTTTTTAAGGGAAGCGCAAATTAAGGTTGCGAGATTGGCTCAGGATAGTGAGGGCTAGAAATGTTTAACGTGATTCGTAGTGAGGACGCTCCTGCGTCATTAGAAGATAAAACAAAGTATGATAGCGAAGATGTCTGGGAGCAACTCCGTAAGGACTTTAATGATAAATGCTATATTTGTGAGACGATTGAGCCTCATGATATAAATGTCGAGCATTTTGTGTCTCATAGGAATGTTGACGACGAGCTTAAATTTAGTTGGGAAAATCTATATTTCTCTTGTAGCAGGTGTAATAACATTAAAGGTAAAGCTTTCGATAATCTGTTAGATTGTTGCAATCCCAATATTGATGTTTATAAAAGCCTCAAGCTTTTACCACCTCGATCACCAACAGGGCTTAGTGTTATTATAGAGAAGCGCATTCAACAGCCTGGTATTGATGAGACTGTTGAGCTACTAAATAGAGTTTACAATAGCGATAGAACAATTAACAAACAAGTCAGTTCTGATTATTTAAGAAGGAAAGTATTTGATAGGCTAAATAAACTTTATGTCCATATGTTAAAATGGTATTCAGATGAATCTTTAGATCATGAAAAGAATGATGCCATTGACAGGATTAGACTTTTTCTCAAGCCCTCCGCTCCATACTCTGCATTCATGAGGGACGTGATTTTAGAGGACAAAAAGCTGAAGTTTTTAATAGATGAAATCAATGAGTGAATATGAAAGGGTCATCAGACCCTTTTTTTGATTACAATGTGTAGTTTTTAAAAGATATGACTTTTTCACCAATCCAATGATTTATTTCCCTCATTCGCTCCTGTAACGGCGTCAGCTCATTTCTGACAAATACCTGAGACGCCTTCACCGCATCACCAAACCCGCCAGTGTTATCCGGGATAATTCCCATCATCTGCGGCGGTACGCGGTGCGCGCTTAACAGGTCGTCGCGGCTGGCCTTCTTAATGTTAAAGAAATCGTCTTTCGTCGCCACTTCACTAAGCGGCAGAATCTTGATGCCGTCCGGTTTTCCGTTCGGTGCGTACATGAACAGATTGCGGAAGTTACCCAGTCCTTTCGTATCGCGCATCGCCTGTCGCATCCGGTCAACGTCGCTGCTGCTCTGTGCCGCATCGGTCATGTAAAGAATATAACCGGCGTGCGCGCCGTTCTGGTAATACTTGCGGCGGAACAGCGTCGCCGCCTCATTCAGCCATGCAGAGTTGAGCGCGCTGAGGTATTCCGGCAGGCCGTACAGCTCCTGATTGATATCCGGCTCCAGCAGGTGAAACACGCTGCCGGCCGAAAATTCATGCGGCTCTTTCCAGTCATTCACAAACCAGTAAACGCCGTCCTTCACACCCCTGCGGGTGAATTTGGCCGGGGTGGTTTCAAGGCGCAGCGGCTTACCCAGGCTGTTACGGCGCAGCTCGGCAAAGGCGTTGCCGAAGACCAGATAGTCCAGCGCAAACTTGCTGAACTCCTGCTGACTCATCATCGGGTGCGGGATAAAGGTTGAGGCCAGAATGTTGCGCTTCACGTAAATCGGCGAGCTGTGATGCACGGCCGAGCGCAGGCTTTTAGCCAGCCCGCTAAAGCTGACCGGCGGCTCAAACCAGCGTCCGTTACCGATGCACTCGGCATAATCCAGAATGTCGCGCTTATCCATGACCGGTGTCGGGTCGCCAAAGGTAAACGCCTCGGCGTGCTGCTGCGGTGCGGTTGCCTGTACAGGCTGCGCGGTGGCGGTGTGAGCCTTGCGGCCTCTGCGTTTGCTCATCAGTAAAATTCCAGAATAGAGGGGTTAGCGCCGCCGCTGGCTGCGGTAAGCGGTTCGTTTAACAGTGCGTGCATGATGGCCCAGGCGACGTCAGCATGGCTAGCCTCTTCGCTGCGGCTCGCCTCATATGTTGAGCGGTTGCCGCTGGCCGTCATGGTTTTGCGGATAGCCATAAACGACTGCGTGATGTCCGTCGCCCCGGCGTCATACTCAAGCCGCCCGCTGCTGATGGTGTCTTTAGCCTTCAGTACCATTGCGGTTTTCACTTCCGGTGAGTATTTGATTTCCCGCGCGGCCGGATAAAACTGGCGTACCAGCTGAAAAACGCCCTGGCCGATGCCGGTTGCATCCACGCCGATATATTCCACGGTGTATTTTTTCGTTAAGTCCTCGATAGATTTCGCCTGCGCGGCAAAGTCCATGCCCCGCCACTGGTGACGCTCCAGCACGCGGAACTTACCGCCCGCAACGAGCGGCGGCGCGATAACTGCACAGCCTGCGCTGTCGCCGGTATGCGACGGGTCATAACCAATCCAGACCGGGCGGTATGCAAACGGGCGCGGCAGGTACGGGTTAAAGTCTTCCCACTCCTCCAGGCTGTCGATCATGCAGCTCTGCAGCTCGGCGAACGGGAACACGCTGGCCTCATCGTCGACAAATTCACACATCAGCAGGTTCTGATATTCCGCCGGGCTGTATTCAAGCTGCAGCTGGTCAATGTCGAACAGGTTGCAGCCGCCGGTCAGCGCATCCTCAACCGTGACA